ATAAAAATATAAATACTATTTTTTAAAAATTGGTTTAAAAGTTTAAAAAACCTTGTTAGATACTATAAAATAAGGAAAGTTTAGTTTAAAAATAGTTTAAAAAAGTTTAAAATTTTAAACCTAGTTTAAAATAAAAAAACCACCCTTTTAAGAGTGGTTTTATAGTTGTGTTGTAAGTTGTAGTTAGAAATCCAAATCGTCGCTTAAATCGTCTTTTAAATCAATTTCTTCAATAACTGGCTCGGCTTTTACCAAATAAGCTTTTAGATAAGTTTCTAAAGTGTTGAAAGCAATATCAGCTAAATTACATTCTTTGTCTGTTAAAGACTTTGCAAAAGAGAATAAAGGTGTTGTAAACTTAACCGCTCCCTTTTTGCCCTCTTCAACATTTGCAACTTTCACCCATTCATCAGCAAATCTGCTTTTAGTCTTTTGTGAGAAGTCGCCCCACTTTTGCACTGCTGATCCTTTTAATTGAATATTGGCAAGTGTGCCATCTTCAAGCATGATGTAGATGCTTTTAGTGTAGTGAGCACCCGCAGCAACAATTTTCTCTTTAATATCTTTATAGATACCTTTTGCAATTTCGTTGCCTTTAAACGGTTTTACAGTAATCACTTCTTTTGAGATAAATTTAACCTCGTTAGAATAGATTGAGCTCGATGTTGCATCGTTCCAACCTTTAATGGTGTGAAGTTCATCTAATACTAAAAATCTAAATGGTAAAGGAATTAAAACGTTTTTCGCTTCTTCTTTGTCGTAATAGCTGAAACATTTTTCGTTTGATTTCCAGTCAATGAATTTTGTTGCTGGATTCGATTGTGGTGCAGAAAATGCTTGTCTGCGGTTTGAAGTAATCATAATATTTATTTTATTTATGGTTAGAAATTAAGATGCTCTAACCTTGCATCGATTATTATGTTGGTGCAAATATAGTTAAAAACTAATTGCTAAACTACTTTTTCTCGGAGTTGTTGAAACTTTTGGGACTTGATTTCCGTAAGCGTCAAAAGTATCTTGCTTTTGTGCAAGTTTTAATTGCTCGGTCCTGGCGTCTAAATCCTTTTTAATGGTGCTGTAAATCTCATCTTCTGCATAGTTAATTGTATCACCACCGCTTCTAAATGTGCCTTTTAATCCAAACGCTTCAAAATTCTCTTGTGGCAATACTTTTAGCAGTTCCGTGTTAATTATCTCCAACGCTTCGCCCATTCTTTTGGCTTGTGCTAGTAATTCATATTTATCAGTTTCTCCAGCTTCTAAAATATTTGTTATAAAAGTCTTTGCACTAAATTGAATTTCTTTTTTGTTTGGTAAAAAGTTTGATGTTTGAATTTCTTGTTCACGCATCAACATGAATAGGTCTTTTGACATAATTTTAATTTTTTAAATGTGTTAAATACGCTTTATAAGCTAAATAAACTGCCTGAATTTGCTTAAAATCTTCTGTATCCCTTTTTGTTTCATAAATTTCTTCAGATTCAAAAAATAAATCCCATTCTTCAATATTTTTAGTTTTACATCCAATTTTTATTTTATTTCCTAAAATTGAAAACGACCATCTACAAAACAGTGGTAAAAAAGCATTTTCTTTATTTTTAGCCGAACTCAAATCAGCCGAACTCAAATCAGCCAAACTCAAATCAGCCAAACGCAAATTAGCCGAACGCAAATTAGCCCAACTCAAATCAGCCAAACGCAAATCAGCCGAACTCAAATCAGCCCAACTCAAATCAGCCAAACGCAAATTAGCCGAACGCAAATCAGCCAAACGCAAAGAAACGTTCTCACACACTGCTTTTTCAACTGTTTTTTTAATTGTATTGTTTTCGCATTCATATTCAAAAATTAACCCTCCAAATATTGATTTTATTTCTATTTTACTCATCTAAATGTTTTATTTTAATTACTGTATCGTATTTTTGCTTGATTTCTTCAGCGGTTAATCCAGTTCTGTATAATTGGAATCTGTAAACTTGTCGCCCTGTTTTTTTATTGAAGTAATTAAATCCTTGAAGGTGTCTTTGAAATTCAAAATAAGTAGGTCTTGGTGCTTTCATTTTACCATGTTTTTAAAATTAGACAATGCTTTGTTATATTTTGCTAAAAATTCATCTTTTGTGCATGGCTCGTAATCGATAACGAATACTAATCCAGCGTGTTTAATTGAAATTTCGTTGTCATAAACACAAAGACAATTTTCTTCGCTGTAAATTTTGTAATGGGAAAAACCGCTTTTGCTTTTGTAGTAAGCTGGTAATGTAATTTCGACTTGTTCCTCAATTGTTTTTTTTGTTGTAATTTTCATTTTGTTTTAAATAAAAACCTCTTTTAAAAATCTTTACTGGCAAGAGCAAAGCATTAAAAGAGGCGTTATAATTTTGTGAAAGTACCTTGCCGTACTTGTTTTACTTTGCAAATATAAGTAAAGATTTTAATCTAAATGTTAAAATTTTAATAATTTTCATAAATTAGGTAAAATTATTGGCTCGTTAACTTCTACTTGTTTAGCGAGTTCTAAAATCTGTTTGCGTAACATCGCTAATTCTCTTTCTAATGCTTCAATTCTTTGCGCTTGGTAATCTATTAATTCACTCATTTTATTTTTGTTTAAAGGTTGTTATAATACTCATCTAATTTATTAAACATTATTTCTTCTTGAAAATCCATTAAAATTAATTCGTTCCAGTTGCCATTGCTTTTGATTAAAAACTGCTCAACTATGTTTTTGCCGTTTTCATCTTTATAGAAATTTATACAAATGTTTTCTGTTTCGTACTCAAAAGCAAATGATCCATCAAACAAATCTACAAATTTTGATTCCTCAATAATTTTATTAAAATATTTCCTATCGTAAATTTTCTGCTCTATACTTCTGCGCTTAATCAAAGATTTCAGTTTCATGTAATTTTGTGTGTTTGGTTATTGATTCTATTGTAGATTTTTTACTCAAATTATCGTGACCGTGTTTAATCCAGTTGACTACGGTTTGAAGTGTTCGGTTGCAGTCTAAAGCGATTTTCATTTGAACGCTGGTGCATTTAAGTTCCTGTTGCGCTTTGTGAGTTAATTTTAACATAGTTGTTGTTTTGTTAGTTTTTTTGTTATGTAGTGGTCAAAACAGAAATTAATCAATCTTTGTTCGTATTCTTGTAAATGCGTTTGATGGCGCATTTTTTGAAGTTCGCATTCGTGGACCAGTAATAAACGATGTGATTTTTTCAGCATCGTTACAATTTTATCTCTAAAGGTTAATTCTTTATTCATTTTTATAAATTTCATTATACCATTTCTCAAAACTCATTCCGATGTAAATGCTACTAAATTCTTTTTGCTGTTCAATTTGTGCAAAGTTGTAACATTCTCTTAATTGTTTTTTTTCAATTTCTTTAATCTTTTCATAAAGTAATGAATCTTTATCTATATTGAGATATTCTAGTAAAAATTCTACTGCTGATTTTTTCATAATTATAATTTTTTAAATTGTTTGTCCCACTTAAAAATAAAATGCCATGATAACCAATAAATTGATTTTATTGATTTTGTCCAAGTTGTTGAGGTGTTATTTGTTTGTCTAACAAAAATGACTTGTACCTATTTTTTAAAATTCTATATTCATTTTCATTTGTCGTTAATGCTTCAAGATTTTCAATTTCTAAATTAATTTTTTCAGCAAGTGTAAAAGTCTCTTTGTAAGTCTGCATTCTTTGGTCAAAAAAAGTATTTTTATTTTGCTCCCAATTCTTTGAAGTTATTATACTATCATTATTATAGTGCGAGAAGTTTTTAATAATTTTACCTTCAAATTCAAAATCTGCTATTACTTCAATTTTAAAATAATAAAAAGCTTCAAGTGTTTTGTTATTTCTGTTTTCTGTTGTCATTTTTTTTAAAAATAAGTAGTTAAATCTAAATTCATAATTTTAATGTAAAATGTGTGCGTTAAAAACAATTAGTTAATTCCATTGCTAAATCGATTAATACTGTTGTGATCCAAATTCTAAATTCTTTAGCTGTCATAATTTTTATTTTAAGTTTAAAAAAAATAGCTGTCTTTCCAGCTTGTCAATCTTATTGTAATTTCAGTATATGAGCTGGCAATATTCTCGTATTGCTGGGTAGCTACTGTTTAACCTTTGGCATTACAACGACCTACATTACCGATAAGTAAGGATTTGCTTATGCTACCCCTATTGTATTTTAAAGAAGTCTTAATAGTTGCAGAAAAAAATAAGTAATAAAGCACACTATAAATATTTTGTTAAATTTTTTCATTTTATTATTTGTTAAAGGTTGTTAGCATTTTTGCCTTGACAAAACTAATCAAATAATGTAATATAAGAACTTTTAATAATAACTTTAGCTTTTATTTAACATATAAAAAAAGCATTAATTTCTTAATGCTTTAATTTTTAGTATTATAAATCTTTCAACACTTCATCAAATTTTTGTTCGTTGGGTGTTCCTTTAACTCCTTTTTGGTTTTTAACAATTAAACCAAGTCCGAAAATAATGGCTCTTTCTAATAACCTTTTCCAAAATCTTTTTTTCATAATTCAATTTATTTTAATTGAGTTGCGATTATCTCATCTTTTTTTGCGGTGCTTCTTGAACTTCCAAAATAATAACCAACAACGCTAGACATCAATCCAACTACTGCAATTTTTACATCGTTTGTAGCGTTATTAAATGCTAAAATGTATAAACCGCCAGTTATTATAATTAACGCAACTATACCTTGAATATTTAATTTATTAATCATTTTTTAAATATTAAGTTGAACATAAATCCGATTATGATAGTCGATATTATACCAACAATAAATTTAAGCTGGTTAATATAGACGCTGTTTTTGTGGTCCTTTTCAATTAGATTTTCAACTTTGTCGCTTATGCTTTTAACGCGGTGAACAAGTCCAGTTTCTTGATTAAACTCATCACCTATTAAAGCTGTTTTAATCATTCTATTATCATCTGCAACGTGTTCTAATTGAACTCGTATCTTTGCTAAATGGTCATTAAAACGTTTAAAGTTTTCGTTATTTGGGTTAAATTCTGTTACTGCCATTTTGAATAAACCGTTTTGCCGTTTATTTTCTCAGCTCTTAATACTTGCTTTCTTTGTTTTCCGCTTGATTCATAAGAAACGTGTACCCATTCTGGATTGTCTTTCGTTCCAAATTCCCAAATTAATTGGTCAAAATCTAAATTGTCCTTAATATAATCAAAAACTTCTTTATTTGTCGGCTTTACGTTATCAATATCCATCGCTTCACCCGTACAGTGTTGACTTGTTATTGACCCTTTTACCGTGTTATTTAATTCTTGACCTCTATACATTGATGTTACCTTGATTGGTACTTTAAAATGCGCTCTAACTGGCTCAAAAACCTTTTCAGCTAGTAACTTCATGTTTTTAATAATGTTCAAACTAGGGTTATTATTTACAATTCCTAATTTATCAGCGGTTGCACTATGTACCGCTTCGGCTAAACTTAAATTTTTACTTATTTGCATCTTTGGGTTTATTAGTTTTTAATAAATATTCATTCATTTTTTTTATATTTTCCGTTTTGACTTTATAAGTCTTTGCTAATTCAGTTTTCATAATAAAAAAGAGCAAGGGTTCGGGTTGGTATCAGGAAACATATTATCGTTTCTATTTTCAAAATACTCAGGGAACAAACTACTGGCAAAAATCCCCATGTAATCAACAAAACGCTTGGCGTAAAAATCTGCAAAGCTACGGTGTTTTTGTGTTAAAATATCAAGTTCATCTTTTGTGGTGCTTTCGCTGTTTTCGCTACGGTGTTTAAAAACTCCACCGTTTCTAATTTGATAATTAGCAAAGGGCAAATAGTCAACCATTGCAAAATGAATTAACATCGGTTGCACGTAATCAGTAACCAAATTTAAATAGTCGCCCGTTAAGGTTGAGGTTTGAATTTTAGTTGTAATTGTGTTATAAAGTTGTGTGCCTAAATAGTTTTGAACGTGCATCTGTTGAGCTATTTTCACAAACTGAATAAACATATCAGTATCAACATTACCATTCAAAATAGTATTGTTTTTTAAATCTTTCGGTGTAATAAATAAAACTGTTGCCATAATTATTTCATATCGTGAGGCGCAATATACGCTCGTTGGTCGTTAACTGTTGGTATAAATCCGTTTTCTGAAATTGATTTGCTAGGGCTTACTATTTCAGCATTTGGTGAATAAACATCTACTTTAGTTTTTCGGTCTTTTGCAGCGTATGTTTCACGAATCCAGAAATGTTTACAAGTTCCTGCTGGGAAATTATCCGATAATTTACCACCGCCTTTCCATAAAAATATATCATACGGTTGCATTGGATCGGGATTCATTCCAAAACCCGGATTTACAGTAGTTTCACTCATACGGTTTATATCCTCTTTTCTGTAAATCTTATTAGCTGACATCATTTGTTTGCAAAATTTACGTTCAGGATTTTCATTACCTCCATATCTATAACGCACTTTGTAAATTCGCGAATCCTCGTCACTCTTTGCGTTTGGTCTTGCTGTTCCCGTGCTTAAGTTTACACTTAACATATTATCTAACTCATCTTCTTTTCCGTAGTCAACTGCTCGGCTGTCTATAAGTTCGTAATCGCTTAAATCTTCATCAATACTAAATTGACTTAAATCTATATCGCTGTTTAATGTTTGCGGTTGTAACGTTGGATTTAAACCTATTAAAGAGCGTATTTCGTCGCTTGTTAAACTGTCGATTGCCTTTTGTGTTAATTGTTCTGGTAACTCTTTTATTTTAGTTACAATTTCATTCTCTTCTTGCGCGCTTGTTAATTCATTTTCATTTGTTAACGGTTGCAAAGTTTTAAATATTAAATCCAAAGTAAGTTGATTAAAAGCTAAAACCTTATTTAAACTTTTAATTATAAGATTTTGAAACGGTCTTATAACGGTGTTCTCCATTAAAATCGTGGCGGTCTTTAATTCGTCTGCGTTATTACCTAGTCCAGTATTGTCTTTAATACCTAACAACATTGGCGATATAATGCGATGACCTACCATAATTTTTCGCATACATTCATTTGACAAAAACTCATACTGTAAATGCGCATCAGATAATTGAACTGGTGTAATGGTTGCGCTATTTTGCGAACTATCCGCAAAGTTTAAAATAACTCTTCCAGCGTTTGAAGTTCCCCCGAATTTATTATTAAATTTATTCTCGATTTCTCTTTGTTGGTCCTCCGTTGGTACGCCATTATTAAAAGATACTAACATTGATGGCGCTAAACCATTTTTAATATTATTTAAATGAAAATTGCTTATTTCCTCCTCGGTCTCACAGTATTGCAAACAGCCCTGAAAATCAACAGGTGAGTAGTAATAAAATCCTGTTTTGTAAGGCTTTATGTATAATATTTCTTCTTGTGAGTTGCTTGTTTCAAAAGCTGGAATAGCTAAAGGCGGTTTTGAACGTGTTACCTTACTCCAGTCATCAGCATAATAGTAAAATTCAATTTCTCCATCATCATTACATTTGCCACTTCTTAACTTTTCAACTGGAAAATGATTTGCTTCTAAAATTCTAGTTCTATCAATAGAATAAACAATTTGCAAAGCGCACTGCCCCATCGCTTTTAAATCATAACAAAGTCTTTCAACGGTGTTGTTATCAAACAATAATACGGCTTGCGCATAATCTGTTGGGTTTTCTTCTTTGTTAGTTGCATCAATTCCTTTGCCAAAAATCATCTGGCTAATTCCATTAACGATTGCGTTGTTGGTTGGTGAGCCGTTTATACGGTCTTGCAAATATCCGAAGTAGTTATTATCATCGCCATAGCTAACCCATTCTTGGTTTCTAACTTCGACAACTTTTGGCGAGGTGTACGTTGATAAATTAACAACTCCTATTGCACCCTTTTTTTTCTTTTCTATCATATTGTAATATAATTGTTATTGTCGATTGTAGGCAGTGTATAAAGGTTTTCAGCTCCTGTTGTGCAATATATTCTATCTTTATAAATAATATCTCCAGCCATTAAAAGTTTATAGGTAAAAAATGTATTATTGACTAAAAAATTTAAAGTTAAATTAATTGATAAAATATCCTCGCTGTAACTGTATGAATTTACTGCAACTGTATAGCTTGTTTTGGTGGTTTCATTCTGCACCACTATTGATAAACTTCCGCTTACATCTTTATTTGGAATAGTTCTAAAAACTTGCGAAGTATTTGTATTTATAACTGTCATACTATTATAACGCAAAAAAAAATAATTTTGCATAAAAAAAAGAGCAATAAATAAATATTGCTCTTTTTACATTCTCCTACCAGATTATATTGTTACGCACTTGGATTAATTTGCGTAGGACTTCCAGCACTTGCTTTAATGTTTCCAGTCACTAAAGTATCTAACACGAACTGCGACATCATTGGCTCGTCTGCTGTAATGGTTAAACTATAACCGTTCATATCTCCTAAAGCTACTCCTGTGCTAATTGTTCCGTTTACTTCACAACCTCTTGTTAAACCTACTGACAAATAATTGCCGTTATTATCTAAAATAAAAGCTGTTGGTCTAGTCTTAATTAATTTATCCAGTAACTCATTTGTTAAAGGGTCTAATTTAGTTAAAACTAAAGTTAATGTTTGCGTGAAAAAAGTCGTTCCGTTATCGGTACTGGTTGTGATTGTCTGCTCTAAACCACTTGCGCTTTTTACATCAAATTGATATAAGTCAAAAGTTGATGGCGTAAAAGCTGAAATTTTACCAGCCGTAATTGTCGCTTTTCCTACTGCGCCTTGATTTGAAAAGAATACTTTTGTAATTCCTCCCACTACTTCCTTACATGGTAAGGCTCTTCCTGTTGCGATGATACATGGCATTTGCTATATTTTTTTAAGTTAATAATTAACCGCCTAATTTCTTAAGCGGTTATTAAATTTATGCGATACCGTAAGTAACTGCATCTGCTCCAATTCCTACTTGTAAACCTCTAGTAAATCTTGCAACAAAACGAACGTTTTTAGATCCGTCGATTGGCGCCATATCGATTGTTTGAACAAGTGATTGGTCATCAGCTAAACCAAAACCTACGAATAAGTTTGAGATTTGCGCTGCTACCATTGTGTTAGCTGGCATACCGTTACAAACAAATATTTTAACTCCATCAAAAGTCAATTCTCCACCGTTGTACCATTGTGTACCTAAAGCACCAACTCCACTGTTTGAAGTTGCAGCAACACTAAATCCACCAAGTGCAGCAACGTATGCTTTTGCAACATTTTGAGATACAAATATTCTTAAATCTTCTGTTCCGTAAAGTGCTGCAGGAATAACATCAACAACTCTTCTCATTTCAGCAATTACGTTAGCCGCTGTAATTGTTAAAGGTGTTCCGATAACTGTTGCGCCATCTGTTCTTAGCAATTTACCAAGTCCGTTTGTGGCATTCCATAAAAAGTTTTCAGTATCTAAAGCCATATCTTTTAAAATTTTACCGATTAAGAAATCAGAAAATTGAGTTGGCAAGTTGTCGAATGCTGAATAACCCATTGAAATTGCCTCCCAATCTTGCTGAAATGGGGTCTTGCAAAGGCTCAAATTTATTTGCATTTCTGAGACTTGTAAAACTTTGTCAGAAAGAGTAACAACTCCAGTATCAGCGAAATCACATGATGCTGGTTGAATTAAGCCTGTTACGACCGCACGTTTCAAAGTCGTCTTAAATTTGACATTAGGAATTACGGTAACTCCATTGTTTGCGATTGTGTTCGCGCTTAAAACTGCTGCTGCAATATATTTATTTGCAAATTCTCCAGCGTAGTTTGTTGTAATAGTTGGTTGATTCGGCATCTTTTTTTTATTTTAATTGTTAGATAACATAGCCATAATTCTGGCTTCGGTTGATGATAAATTTTCTTTGTTGTTTACGGCAGAAAAGTTAACTTTTTTACCTTCCGTTGGTGCTACTACCGTTTTCGGTGCGCTTACTTTTGAAAGCGTAGCTTTCAATTCAGTGTTTACTTTTGAAAGATTTTCAATCTTTTCATTTAAAGCATCAAATGTTGGCTTGAAAGATTCAGCGATTTTCATAATTAACGCTTCTTCTTTTTGACTTTCCATTGCTACTTTTTCTTCTTCTGTCGCTTCAACTTCAACTTCTTGAATTTTACCGACAATACCAATTTCTGTAACCTCTAAAGTTGTTCCATCTTCTAAAATGTAACTTCCTACTTCTAACGGTGTTTTGTTTTCGCCATCAATAGCGTAAACCTCTGCACCAACTGTAAAGTTATCCGCTTCAATTACAGTTCCGTTATCAAGTTTCATTTGTGCTAATTTTACTGGCGCACTTAACAAAGCATTGATTCTGTTTAAAATTGTTTGTTTATTCATTTGTTTAAATTTTTAATTATTTATAGTATAACGCATTGTTAAAATTATTTTGCATTTTCAGTTAAAAAAAATTTTCAATTTCAAAATCGTAAAAGTCACCCGTTGCGATTGCATCAACTATTATTTCATTTTCTGCAAGTGTTGTTTCTTCAAAAAAACAATACTTAACTTGTCCCGTTAATTCATTAACTACTGTTTTCATTAGTTTGTCATTAAAAAATTAGATTGAAATACTGACTCCGTTCCAAGTGATAATTGTAAAGAAGTGAAAATATAATTATCTACTGCTGGATTAAAAGATATTGTTGAAATTGCTAAAGAAGTGGCAGTAGCATCGGTTTGTCTTGATGATCCGCCATTTATAAATCTTAAAAGCCCACCTCTTACCGTAATTCCTGAACGCAACATTATACAAAATAATTCAGTTACTCCCGTTGTGTACATTGCTATTGATGAAGCACTTGAAAAAACGTTTGTACTTCCTATTTTTACGCGCATTGTAACCGTTCCAACCGTTCCCGTTTTTTCAACTAAAAAAGTAGGTATTCTCATTACATCATTTGCAGAATAAGTATTTGCTGGTATTAAATAAGTATTAACTAAAGTTTCTGCCGTTGTCCCTGTTACTGCTGAACTTGCAACTGCATCTTTTACAACTGTTTTAATCGCAGTTGATGCATTTTGCTTTAAATTTAAAGCCGTTTGAGTTGCTGTACTAATTGGCTTGTTTGCATCGGTTGTATTATCAACATTTGAAAGTCCTACAAAAGTCTTATCAACTGTTTTATTTTTCCATAAATCGGTTGAACTTTCATAAATTAACGCTTGGTTATTTGTTGGTGTTGTTAATAATACATCATGTATTTCTTCTAACTTATAACCGTTTTGTATTCCAACTTCTATTTGTCCTAGCGTTGGGTGTGAGCGCGTTACTTTACCAACATACACTAAATGTATAGGTGCTGTTGGTTTTACGTTTGTAAATGCTCCAGCCGTTGCACCCGATAAATATAATTGGTCACCCTCTGTAAATGAAGATGTGTTAAATCCCGTTAAGTCACCAATAACAACGCAATATCCTAAGCCGTTATTTAAAATATCAGATTGTAAAAGTCCAAATGTTCTACTACTTAACAAGTCGGTTGTTGCGAGTGCTTTTGATACTACAGGCTTATTGCCATTTGCACCACTAATATAAACCACCGTGCCTTTTGTTAAAGTTGCACCATTCATATTTTTAACCTCACGTACTAAAGTACCAGCTTGCCCAGCTGTTGGTATATCTAAAGCTGTTATAAATGGATTTACGCCATTTGCACCGTTGTTAGTTAATTGGCTTGTTTGCGTTGGTACGGCTACTTGTGCTTTTAATAATGCAACCGTTACCTTTTTAGTTTCTGCTCCGTTAACTATTGGTAATACATCAGCATCTGTTAATACTGTTGCTGAATTTAATGCTGAAATTTTACTATCCATTTTCTGTCAATATTTTGTCGTTATTTTCTTGTAATAAATTTGATGAATTTTCGAGTAATAAATAAAAAGTTTCCGTTCTTCTTATTCCTGTTATATTTCCGATTCCTTGCGCTTGTATAGAGCCATCACAACACTTAACATTGTAGGTGTTATCTTTACAAAGGCAACCACGTGAGCCACCTCTAGGGCTTGTTAAGCTGTTATAACTATCGTACATTTCTAATCTGTTTTAATTTTCTTTGCGCCCATTCAACTCCAGCATCACCTCCCCATGCTTGCCACATTAAACGACCGCAACCATCTCCAAGCGGTTTATCGCTGTTTTGTCTTTGTCTTTCAAAACTTGCCATTCTTGAAATAGTATCTTCGCTTATCGGTTCTCTATTTGCTAATTGATTGGCTCGCGCTTTTCCTACTGGCGTTCCACAACTCCCCCAACCATTCTTTTCTGCATAGTCTAAAGCAATTTTTGCGTTTTTACTAGCTTGTTCTGGGTAGTCATTGTATGATTTTAAATTAACTTTTTTTTTTAAATCAGAATCTAATAATTGTTTAATTTCTAACAATGTTAAACCAGCTTCAATTTCTGCATCAATTTCTGTATCGTTTTCAATTTTTGAAAGTGGTAACTTTGCACGGTCTGCAAAATAGCCTTCAATCGAAAAGCCTTTTACTTTTCCAGTCTTTACAAAGTCATTCCAAATAACATCGTTATTAACTTTGATAGTTCCGCACCAAGTGCCAATTGGAACACTTAAATTATAAAGATTAGATTTGTCTTTTTCCATATCCTCAACAATCCAGCTTTCAATCATAGTCAAGCCCGTAATATCCTCCAAGTGTTCAAACGTTGTATTGTTTTGATTTCCATTTTTAAAAAATAATTCCATACATTGTCGGATTGTATCTTTTGAAAAGAAAATATTATATTCTCCGTTTTGGTCGTCTTTTCTGTAAATTGGTTTATCAGGAATAAGAAGCGCACCCATTAAAATACGTTTGTCTTTGTTCACTTCGGCAAAGTGATATTCTTTTTGAGAATTTAAAGCAACAAAATTCTCTTCTATTGCTGGGTTTTCTACGATTGAAACGGCATCAATTCCGCTCAACTCCATAGACTCGTCGATTATAAGTTCGATTAATTTCATAATGTTATAACGTATAAATTTTTAATTTTTGCATTTTATCCTAAAGTTGCTGTATTAACAATATTCCTGTCGAGTGCTTGTTGTGTGCTTACATCTTTACCTACTACATACGCTTTAATAGGTGCTTGACCTCCTAAAGTTGATGCGAGTTGATTAATTCCACTCGATTGTAATACGTTTGCGCTTGGTGTTAATGATTGCGGTGTTTCTATTGCGCTTGGTGTTGCTGTTGGAGCTGCGCTTGGCATTGCAGGTGCTGCAGCGGTTGGTGCTCCACCGCCCCCACCCGATCCGCCACTTGAAAGTATTTGTTTAGCTTTAGCCATATTTCCAGCAATCATTGCGGCTGAACTTACATAAGATGTTATTATTGCAATTTGTTGAGCTACTGGTCCGAGTGCTGCGGCTTTTTCTCCAGCTTTAATTGCTGATGGCACGGCGCTTGAAAATGCTGTTGCTGTATCAATTCCAATTTGAGTAAGTGCTAAAGCTTTTTGTACTGCAATACCAGCTTTTGATTGACCTAGCAATACATTTGCTAAACTACTTAAAGCATCAACTGTATCTTTTGCAAGTTTTATTTTAGCTTCTTTCTTTGCTTTTTCAAGTGCAATTTGTTTTTCTGCATCAGTTTTACCAGCGACTAATAATCTATCAGCATGGTCTTTATTTAGCTTTTCAATTAATGCTGCTTTCTCGTCTTCGTGACCTTTTATCTTTTCAATTTCAGCTAGTCGCTTTTGATAGTCTAAATCTTCCTTTTCTACTTCCGTATCTGCATCTTTTTGCGCTTGTTCGTCTTTGTAACGTTGCTTTAAATCTTTTATAGCTTGGTTATCCGCTTCAACTGCAGCCGCTTTATTTATGGTGTGTTCTGCTTCTAATTTTAAAAGCAATTCATTCTTTTCAGTTTCAGTTTTTGCAAGTGCTTCAATTTCTTTTTTCGCATTCGTGTAAAGTAACTCCTCTTTTTTTACTGCGGTATCAGCTTCCCGATTTAATTTAATATCATCGTACTTTTTGTTTAAATCTGCTATTGCTTTGTTGTGTTCTTCAATAGATTTTCTTTCGTCATCATTAATATCTTTATTAAACTTTTTACGGTCTTCTTTCGAAATTAAATGGTCATCTGCAACTAATTTTCTTCTTTGTTCAAACGTTAACAATTCATTACTTAATGCTTCTTCAAGTGCTTTTTTATCTTCCTCAATTAATTTTCTACGCTTTTCCGCTGCATCTTTTAAATTCTTTTCTCGTAATTCCTTTTCCTTTTCTGCCTTTTCTTTTTGCTTTTCTAACGCTTCCTTTTCTGCTGCGGTTAATTCTTTTGACCCCTCACTAAATCGCTTCATCGAACTGGTATAACTATCAGCGGTTTTTGCAAAACTACCCGTTACAGAGTCTAAACCGCTTGATATTTTGTCGGTATCCATTGTAAAAATACCCTCCAATATTTGCATCGCACCCGTTCCAACTTCTTTAATCAATGTAAAAAAAGCCATTAACGAACTATAAACCATTCCTATCCCTTGCGTAACATAAGGCAAAGCATCGGTTGCTAAATCAACGAAAATATCAAAGATTGGTTCAACTGCCCTGAATATTCCCTGAAATGCTTTTCGCATTCCTTCCATTATTGGCTCTAGTTTCTTCATTGCGCTTTCATTTTCAGAAAATGCTGCAACTAACCCACCAACTAAAGCAACTATTAAACCTATTCCCGTAGCTTTTAAAGCACCACCAAATGATTGTGTGGCTACTTTAACGCTGTTAATTCCTTGACCTAGTAAACCAATAGGACCGCCAGCGTTCGCAAGCGTATCAATCATATCAGCACTTGTATTTTTTGCTGACTTTAATTTGTCTTCAAGGTCATCTATTTGATTGTAAAGTTTCTTAAATTCTTCCGTACCTACTGCCGTATTCTTTAACTCACGTTTTAAGGCACGCAAGCCAGCAAGTGACTGCTCAACTTCTACGCCTTTGCCAGCTTTATTAAAAACCTCTTGCGCGTGTTGTGCCTCTTGTGCGGTGTTCTCAAACGCATTGCCTAACTTGTCAACGTTGGTTACTGCGCTGTTTGTATCAACCTTAATCTTTACATCTATTTCTTGAGCCATTGTACTAATTCTTTAAAGGTTGAGGGTAGTTTATATTTTCCTTTTGCTATTTCAATATTTTCGCTTGTGCTTGGTAGTTCCAATTTAAGGCACTCTAATATTAATGTTATCATATTGTTCTAAAATCAGATAGTAAATCTAGGTTGACGATTCCAGTTGTTAAGTCGGTTGTAAATTGGTTAATTAAATATGCTTTTTGAAATAAAATTATTCTGTCATTTAATCGTAAATTTAAAATTAGTGAAGGTGTTAATTTAGCTTTTACTTTTAAATTTCTACTTTTAGGATTGTAAACATTAGCAAGATATTCTTGGTAGTAATCAAAATACAAACCATTTTCAATTGGAATATCTAACAAAGTAGAATTTTCAAAACCAAAATTCATAGAGTGGTTTAAAGTATCTGTTCCGACAACATCTTGACCGAAGGCAACATAAGTATCTAAATCTATTATTGCATTTGTATCTACTTTTTTTAATTTTAAATAAGGTGTTGTATAAACTTGTTGATCATTATAGCGATACAATAAAACAGGCTTAGGCACTAACTTTGTAATATAATCAGTTTTTAAATAATAACCAACTTGTAATTTTGCTTTAAGTTTGTTGAATAATATATTTTCAAAGGGTAACGTAACATCGTATTGACCGCCATCACTATTAAAAGTCGCTTGTAATTCTCCGTATTCAATCCCATTATTTTGAAAAAATAAAGAGTTCATAAAATTCTCCGACTTTTGATATTTGAATACTACTTTGCTAAATGATTTTATACGTTCTAAATCGTTTTTGTCTTCAACAAACGCTGTTAAATCTCTGCTTGTTCCATTGTCATAATAATCATTCAATGGCTCAACCGTGTAAATATTATCAACTTCATTATAAATAGCAAGGTTAAACATTTTCAATATGCCAGTCATAAAATCAATTACTTTCATATCGGGTGCATAAGATTGTAAATCAATATTGCCCCTAAACTCTGTATCTAGTGTTAGATTTGATGTTAAAAATTCATCGCTACTTGTAGCCATTCCACCACCTACACGAGTTGAAAATTGCTTTGTGCTTATTGCTTTAAAAATATAAAATCCAGCATTGTCAAAACTAGGTCCATCTTCTATAAATGCAAAGTGACTATTATCTCCAGTGCCAGTAAAGACTAAATATAAAGAAGCATTTTTATAAACTTCAATTCGATATGTGCCAGTTGTAAAAATCTGAATGTATAGACTGCCAAATATACCAGCAGTTAAACTACCATCAACATAAACTGTATTCGTTATTCTATTGACTAAAAAATAACCATTGTCATAAATGTTTGGATCCAATGGTGTTGGACTTGTTCCACCACTAATAAAATTCATAAAATCAACATTCACTAATTGCGCTAAAAATACAAATGTTTCTTTATTTTTAAAATGCAAAAATAACTCCGTAAATTGTAATGTATCGAAAAAATCACTTTGAAAAATAACATTGTACTTTGTAGCAATAGCATCAAATATAGCTTTTACTCTAACTGCTGGAAACAAATCAGTTGTTAATATTGCACCTTCATCGGTAGTAATATCATTAACTGCTGCGCCTTGATTATATTGCCAATAACGGTCACTTGAAATTAAAGGAAATAATATATCGTCGTTGCCACTTTTTATCCTATTACAAACTTCACTAGGCGTATAATAAAAAGTAGGTAACGTTTGTAAATCTTTTAACTTGTCTTCCTTGATTAAATCTTTTAAATTTACCAGCTTCCCAAAAAAAGTAAGGTTATAATTTTTTGGTTTGCCGTCTTCAACTTGCACTTTGTTAAGTTGTACAGTTCCCTCCCGAAATACTTTAGTATCTATTAATAAAATTGCATCTATACGATTGTTCGCATTTATAGAATTATCTAAAAAGTTTTCGTACCAGTGTTTAAAAATCTTATTGTTAATATTGTCGCAAGGCACAGTAAACGACTGCGAAAAATCAGTAGAGGTTTTTGAAATATCTATTATATTTTGAAGCTGAGAAGTAACAGAAATAGTTTCGTCTTTGAACATTGTAACCTCTTCAAACTCTATCCCCGACTTAACTAATAATTGAACACTTATCATATGAAGTCATTTATTAGATTAAAATTATAATCAAATTCAAAAGTGTAATTGATATTCTTTTCTTTAATCGCTTGCTTTAAAACTGTTGCTTTTCCTTTCAATAATACTGGCAACCCATCGAGTGTAACCGTTTCACTTAAATATAATTGCTCTACTAAAGTGTTTGTAGTTTCTTCAACAAATCCCGTGTTAACTTTAATTGATTTCTTACCGTTCAAGTTGTAAGTTTGTCGCTGTCCTATATTGGCATCAAATGTAAAATAGTTTTGATTGCTTTTAAATTCTAAGTCTTTGACCTCAATACTTTCCTCTTTTGCTTTGAAACAATAAATGTGTTCCCAACCTCCTAATTTCCCAATAAAAGATAAAAGCATCGGTGTATATTTAACCTCGCAAATTAGATTGATTGTTTTCTGTACTATTTTATCGCCACCGTTGAAAACTCTTAAAACATAAGAATTAGCTAACGCTGTTCCAACTGTTAAAACTGGAATTCTATACATATCAATACCCGTTTCTATTGTTAAGTTGTAGTTTTCAATCGCTTCTCCATTCGTTACTAATAAATTACCGCTTAATAAATCTTTATCAACTAGTAAATCAATGAATGGATATTTATAATTAGCATCGTAAGTTCCTAAAGGTAAATTTTGCTCTATTGAAACCTCGTTGCATAAATAATACCCAACATCATCAGTAACTGTATTTGTATTTTGAAGTCCATCTTGATAACTTCTGTAAGCATTTACAGCTACATAATCATAAGAAGTATCTTCTGCCCAAACTCCTGCCGTTGTCATTTTATAAAATGTATCAACTCTAACATTGCACCACATAGATGACGAATCTAATTGGTTAATTGTTCCGTTTGTTGTTGGCATTATAGCTGTCAAAAACTCCTGGATTTCATTCGCTAAATTATAAACGCCAATAGGATTTGCCACGCTAACAATCTTTGAAGAAAATGTATAGTTTGGTGTTGCAGGAATGCTATCGGGTTTGTTCCATAAAAACAATTCTACTTTTGTTTCAACTTGCCCCGCCACATTTATAATAGCTGAAAATGGCGAACGTGCTTTTATTACTTTCATTTCTTATTGAAATTTGATTTTATTATTGTGTTTAAAGTGTTTTGAACATCAAGCCCAAACGCTTCAATTATCTTTGCATTTAGAAACGGTAAATTTTTATTAACTGCCTTTTCTAAAAATCTGTTCGGCTCGATACCTTGATGATAAACCGATTCACGGACCGCATAAGGTGATAACCCTCTTTTGTTACTCCAGTCAATAAAATGCTTAACGCTTGGCTTTATACCTTCTTTGAAACTGTAAGGACTATTTCCACCTTTTTGTTTCCATAACTTACCTTTATTATTTGTTCGCTTAAATGCGCTTGTTTGTTTTCTTACGCCACCAACTCCCCGAACTCCCTTATCTACAAAAGCACCATAAGGCAAAAGTCTTATTCTTAATTCAACACTATTCTTTGATATTTTTGTGCCGTCATTCTTAACGCTATTCTTTAATTTACCAGTGTCAACTTTACCCGAACTTTCAAGATTGCTTATTGCATCTGCAACAATTTGATTACTAAAGGCATCAAGCGATTCTTTTAAGTTGTCTAATTTTAACACGTGCTAATATCGTTTGGTACTGTAATATTTAAAGTGGTTTGACAACCAGCCAGCATATTCTCAAATTCTTTATTTATAAATTCAGATTGTGGATCGTTTAATATCTCCCACGTTTCATAAATATTACTCGCTTTAATTCTACTCACTAATTTATTAATCACAAATAATTGATTGCTCCAAATATAAATCAGGTTATCATTATTGTAAATTAAATTTTCTGGCTCGTCTTTTGAAATCTCAACTATATCCACGTTTGTAATTGTAACATCAAAAGTTAAACTATTGGTGTTATGTGTTACAGAATTTACCGTAATATTTGCGAGTGGAAAAACTGTTTGTTTCTGTAAATCCAACTCTGTTAATTCTCCAACGGTTACAGAATTACAAAAGTCATTGTTTATTAATTCGGTTTTAAGTGAATCAATAACCCGATATAAACTTTGGACTCCTCTTAAATTATCTGCCATTTCTTTGTCTTATTTTTTTTAATTCGTCTGCATCTTTTCTAGCTTTCTCTATTTTATAACAAAGATTATTTAAGCAAGTGTGCATATTTAAATCCGTTATAGTTTCAAACTTTGTGACATCTCCTCCAGCGAGCGCATCAACTGTTCCATACCAATTCCATTTTTGGCTAAATGCTGTCGATTCTCCTCCGTCGCCGTTAAAGACTGCGCTGTATATTTCAGCAAGTCCATTCCTAAATTCCAAAAAAAAACCAGCGCACCTATTACCGCACTCATTGGCATTTCTTTTATAAAGTCATGGTATTTTGCACCCTCGTACTTTTCAATATTGTAAAGTCCCGCTGCTTCTTTTTTAATTGGTCTGTATAAAACGGACATCGCAATATGCATAGATTCCCAATCTGAAATGGTGCTGTTAAGGTCTAACAATTCGCCATAACTCATATCGTCAAGTTTAGGCAACCACCCAAACTTAATATTTGCAACTGTGAAAAATCTAATGTGTGAGGGTTTTGTGTCAAGTATTGCGTCTAATAAACTTGACAATCTTTGAACTTCTGAATATTGAAACAATAGGATTTGCTCACGTGTTAAGTTGCAAAGGATTTCTATTTTCTTAATTGCTAAATCGTCATCTTTTAATTTATCAATGTAGCTAAAATACTTTTGATATTGCCCAAGTGTAATATCATTTAATGTTTCTGGAATACTAATTTTAACTTTCATATTAGTATAACGCAAAAAAAAATAATTTAACTAACGAACTGCATATTTTCCGAAGTTTGGTTTGCCAATATAATTCCAAACAGCATAACCTAACGCATCGAGTAAGTGGTTATAATCGTCGATAGGTGTTTCAGATTTCTTATCGTGCCAAACATAATTGTTTAATTCTTTGATTAAGTTGGTGCTGGTTGGATCAACTATAATTTCATAATCTTGGACCAGTGCAATCCTATCAATAATTTTCGGCTTTTCAATTCCTTTAATATTTAAACCTCGATTTTTCAACTCCGATATTAAACGTGGTTCTGCAGAATCCGCCACTATCAAATTATTTAAACCGCAAACTTTTAAATTCTCGTTGTATATTTCGGTAGTTGACAATCCAGCTTTATAAAGAAATTCTTTTGCGTAAATTCGTTTATTATTTTTATCGATTGAAACTTGCACCAATGTAGTGGGGTCAATACTAAATCCAAAATCTTGACCGAAAATTGAGCCGTTAACTTCGTTGAAATTATCTATCCGCCAATTAGAAAATATAACGCCCTCCGCCCTATTTAACCAACCGCCTAAAATTTGATGGTTATATTTATTCGGGTTGTTAATTTTTAGCTTTAATATTTCATTTATAAATGATTGGTCCAGATTTTCAATGTTATCCTCGTAAGTAGTATGGATGTAGGTAACATCGTCTTTAATTCCGTTAAATCCCTCTCGCACTCCCTCGCTTTCAAAGAAGCGTTTATAAATCCAATGCTCTTTTGTAGTCGGGTTAAGAATTAATATTACACGGTTTTGTTTTCCCTTTTGTCTTATTGAAAGATTTATTTTGTCAAAAGTATTTTCGTCTGTTAACTCTTCCGCTTCATCTAATATCCACGTTGTAACGCCTTGTAATGATTTAAGATTTGCGGTCTGGTCACCGCTTGAGGTTTTAATTCCTTTGAATATTATCTCGGTGTTTGACTGTTTGTTTTTAATTTCAGATTTATTGACTTCAAAGAATGGATTGAGTTCCATTAAATCAATCTTTTCTTGGAATTCTGGAATGATTGACAAATGCGCGCTAGTCATTGTTTGTCTAGTGAATAGTATTTTATGATTACTTTCAAAAGACAACAAGCTTGCAAATGTACCAACTCCAAAAGATTTACTACTACCTCTTCCACCAGTTACGATAAAGTATCTAGTATCGTTTTCAAATAGTGGTTTGTATTTATTGTTGAGAGTTATCACTCTTTAAATTTTAGTACATCTTTTAAATTAAAACTATCAACAGAAACGTTATTGTTAATTATCTGTTCTGGCTTACCAAATAGGTGTTCAGCTATAAACATTTTACCACGTTCAAAAGTTAATAATTCTTTTGCAAATTCTTTTCTTGCGTCTAAATCATTATCGACGTTTTTAGCCTCTTTTATTGCGGTTAGGAATATCTCATTACTTTTCTCTACTTCTGCCTTTCTTGGTGCTCCAGCACCCACTCTTGCGCCTCCTCTTTGTTTCTTTTGTTCCATTTTTGAAATTAGTTAGAATGTTTCAAAATTAATTTTTCATACTCTACATTGATTTCGTCAATCTTAACTTGAAATTGCCCACCGCATCCTTTGCAAAAATATTCTAGTTTTCTATTAAAAGTTCTGGCGTAAATCTCGCACACTTTTAAATACTCATCGTGTACTAGATAGTGTTTTGTTGAATCTCTAAAGTTAGTCCAATATTCAAAATCCTCTTTATTCATTTTCTTTTAAATTCAAAATCGTTTAAAAATTCTTTTCGTTTATTGCAGTTGCAGTTTGGATTGATTTTTTTAACCAGCCAATAAATACCAGTTATTTTAAATAACCACTCTAATTTATCCCCTAGCTTCATTTCTTATTTGATCTTTAATTATTAAAACTGTGTTTCGTAAACTCCAATATGTAATACCAACTTCTCTACTCAACTCACTTACACTTATGCCGTCTATAAATACCTTGTCAAATATGAATTTAATATAGATTAACGAAGCCTTTTCTCTATTGTAAGTACTTATATTATTAATTTCATTTTCGAGTCTTAAAAGCCACGTTTTAATACTTTCTAAATATTCGTCATCATTACATTGAATCGGCTCGTCTTCTTCTTCTTTGTAATTATCTGTTAACTCTACTTTTATTTTATTCTTTGCTTTTCGTATGTCATCGGTGTACATATTTTTTAAAACAACATAAATAAAGTATCTATTAATTTCATTGTTATTGAACATTAATGTATTCCCGTGCTTTTCAATATGGTGGTGCATTTTAATATACATCTCTTGAACGTAATCCTCTGCAACATCATCAGGACAACCAAAAGATTTAACATAATTAACCCACTGAATGTGCTTTTTGAAAAGTTCGGTTAACATAGTTCAATTTTGAGGGTAAAATTAAACAATTATTTTGATATGTGATGTCATAACAGATTAAAACATTTATAATCTCTTCGCGTGTGTATTTAAAGTGGCGTAATTTATCTTTAATTTTACCAACTGTTAACTTGCTTTCGTACATTTTTATTATTTCTTCTCGGTGTTTCATGGTGTTATTTTTTTATAAATAAAAAACTATACTCTTGTTGGCAAATTTGATTATTGAGGATGCCTTATTGTTCTTGCGAAATGGATTGCTTCTATTTAGATGAAATGTTGTACGGATATTTATAGGCATCTTCAATAAACAATGCAAATACTTTACCGCTTTTTGTTTTTTTATATAAAACCAAATATACAATTATTAACGCTTATAAAAAAAACAATGTGCTGTTTATGCGTTGGGAAAGCCAAAACCCTGTGAGCGTTTGCAGAGCGTTGGCTTGGGTGGGTGAAAATACTTCAGCGATAGCGTTCCTATTTTTTTTAATAAGGTAATTTCATCAGTAGTAATTTAGACTTTATGCTTCGTTTTATTTTATCCTATACTTAGTAAACATTTTTATTAATATAAAGCAATAGCAATAACAAAGCAACTTAAATTGAAAAGCAATACTTAATAAAAAAAAGATTGTATTGATACATTTTTTTAAAAAAAACCCTTGTTTTATATAGATATGTTTCTTATTTTTGTGCAAACACTGATACATCTTATGGAACACAACAGTCACGAGAGCGACGAAATATTAAAAAGACTTTTCGATCCCAAACCAGTAAAGGTTAAGGAATCATTAAGTGAGCTTTTTATTAACAGATTAGAAAGCCTTGAAATACCTAAAACAACAGCCTTAAACATTATGGGTATGTCTGCTAGAAGTTTAGATGGTATTATCACCGGAGAACAGAAGATGATTGATTATACACAACTTGTTAAATTGGCTAATTTTCTTGGTATGCAATTAGATGAAGTTGTCAACTTATACGTAGAAAAAATACAAGATGTACATGCAGTTGGGTTAAATGATATAGTTTCTGGTGATTTAGTAAAGTTTATTAATGAAAAGTTTGATTTAGCAGAATTACGAAAAGTTGGTCTTATAAAAACGTTAACTGATTACACCGAGATTAATAATTCAATTTGTAATTACTTTGGCTTAAGGTCGATTTTTGAATACAAAGAACCTAATATAAGTATAGCTTTCAGTGCCGGAAAGCGTGCTAAAAGTAATTGCAGTTTAAATAATTGGATATATTTAGCTGAGCAGAAATGTATAGAACTTAGAAACCCAAATATTTACAATAGAGAAAATTTGATTGAATATTTTCCTAGTATAAGATGGCAATCAATGGATGTTGAAAATGGTTTAGTTAAGGTAATAAAACAACTTTTTAATATTGGAATTACGGTTGTTATTGTACCTTCTTTCCCATCAGTCCATGTTAGAGGTGCTACTTTTACAATTAATGATAAACCATGTATTGCTTTAACTGATTATGTTGGTTTCTATCCAACTTTATGGTTTGGTTTAATTCATGAACTTTATCATGTACTTTTTGATTGGGAAGATATAAAAATTTCTGACCCACATATTTCAGAAGAATTAGGATTAGATAGTATATCGCCATTAGAGAAAGCTGCGGATGACTTTGCACGTGAATATTTGTTTTCTAAATCTAAAACTATTGAATCTTCATTATTTATTAATAATGATAATCTAGTCAGAAGTTACGCTTTAAATAATAATATAGATCCAAGTTTTGTATATGTTTTTAATGCCTATGATGCTCCTAAAACAGATAAATACGCATGGGGAAGAGCAAAAAAACACAATCCAGACATTAAGAAATTAAAGTCTAAGTTACAGCATGACTTTGAAAATGGCACATCATTTTCAGACCATATAAAAAAAATTAGAAATACAATTTACAGTTAATAAGATGAAGAAAACAATTATTTCAGAAGATGAATTGCTTAAGCTAAAGCAATTACAGGAAACTAAAAACAATGAATCGTTAAAAAGATTTATACTTGAACAGACAGAATCTTTAGTTAAAGATAGGTTCTCTGATAAAGAGCTTGATGCAGAAAATGTAAAAAGAAGTATTTCTCTACTTTTATACCTACGTTTTCAAGTGCTTGACGCCCTGTATTCATTCCGTTAAATAAACTTAATACTTTCATACTATTGTCTTTACAAATTCATTTTTATAGTTAAACTCAAACTTTACAAAATCGTGTGTTCCTACATATCGGAAGAAGTAGATAGTGTATTTACCATCTGTTTCAAAACCCGCATTTCTTATATTTCTGCCTTGCGGTGTTTGCTGTATCTCGTTGTTAATCTTTAATTCAAATCCTTTAATATTCAAAATCGCTTCCATAATCTTGCCATACTTTAACATTAATATTCTTTTCTCTTAATTCTTTAATTCTTACTTTTTGCAATTCCGATAGTTTGCCATCTGGTCGTTTGACTTCTATAAACATAGTGTTATCTTCTTTGACTGCTAATAAATCAGGAATGCCGTTTTTGTTGCATTTAATCAACTTTAAAACAAAATAGCCATCTTGCTCTAACTTCTTAATTATCTTGCTTTGTATTTGCTGTTCTGTCATAATCTTTACGAAAATTATTAAGTGTATAATTCTTTTTATTTTGCACTTGTTTATAAATCTTTTCTTCAATTCCATTCTTTGCAAATATCCAATAAATATCGTTAGATTTTCTGCTCATTGTAGTCAATCTGTCTTTAGCTTGAAAATAACTAACTGCGCTAAATTGTAAATTAAAGAATACTAAATAATCGGCAGCTGCTAAACTTATTCCTTCTCTTCCAGAAACAATCTGCAAAGCTATATTTTTACTGCTATAGTTAAACTCGTTTAAATCGGTTGTGATGTTATCGCCATAAGTTTGTTTTAACATCTCTAATTCAGCTATAAAATTGTAAAAAATAGCTATCTTTTTATTTTTAAACTTTTCTTGAATAAATAACGCTTTGGAATTATCTATAATTTGAAAAGAGCCATCTTCAAATTTTATTGAACCTGAAAAAAGCTGGTGTAACTTCTGCTGTAACTTTGCACCGGTGTCGGCTATAATTGTTTTGCCAGTTGTTGAAGATGTTACAACTAAATCTTTGACTAGCTTTTTAGTTATTGCGTAGGTTATCGGCTTCATTTCAACAAATAGAATATTCTCTTTTACATTGGTTTCAAATCCAGCTTCAGCTTGTGTAAAAGTCAAAATGTAGTATCTAATTAAATGCCAGAAATCTTTTTTTCTTGCGTTTGAATAATCTTTAACTTGTGAATATCCTAAATGTTTAATCTTAATATCAACGTACTCGTTTGCCCATTGGTAGAAGTTTTTAAAATCTTTGAACGGGTTGTTATTTGACAAAGTAAACAAGTGAAAATATTGTGAGTAGCTTTCTGGGGTTGGTGTTCCTGACAACATTATCATAGGTATATTCCCAAATCTTGATTTAATATCTTTGTGAAATTTTGATGGCTTTGGAAAAGAAGTGTAACCGTGTACCTCGTCAATTATAACCACATCAAAATTATTCGTTTCAATCTTATGTAAACTCTCCCGATTGATTATAACTAAATCAAAACTTTGAGTATAACTAAAGTTCCAGTAATCATTTTCGATTGAAGAAAACGCCTTAATTTTAGTTATAAATAAAACTCTTTTAGCGTTAAAGTTCTTGCACGTTTCAAGAGCCATTATTGTTTTGCCTGTTCTTACTTCGGCAAACAAACATACTATTTTCTTACGTTCTAAAATCTGCGCTGCCTCTTTGCCTATTCTTGTTTGATAATCTCTTAATTTTAACATAGCCAGTATTTTATTTCTTGAATTAAATTTTGCGGTTTGTATGTCATCCAGTTATTTCTAAACCATTCAATTTTGCTTTTTGAAGCAATTTCATTAAAAGATTTTCTTCTTTCTGTAATTGATAATTCAATTCTGGCAACTTCTTTTTCAAGTTTTCCGATTCCGTAGTCAATCTTTTCGTTATTAAGTTTTGACTTTGTAATTCTATTTTTAACTTCTTTAATTGATTCTGCAACATTTGATTCTGTTGTAATTCTGCCAAGTCTTTTTTGTAGCCAGTCAGCAATTTCTTCAAGGTTAAAATTGCTTCTGTTCTGTTTTGACAATTTAGCTTTAAAAAATCCTCGTTGTTTTGTAATATCTTCTCTACTTCTTTTTTGTAACCAATCAGCAATAGTGCTAATTTTTGTTTTAATGTATGTTTCTGTTTCTCCTTCAAACTTTGCAATTTCAAAACTAACTCTTGAATATTCTGTTCCAGCTTCTGTGGAAAATCCTCTATAAGTTTTTTCAAGGCTAAATTTTTCTTGTTCAATAAGATTAAATTTTCCTCTGTTAAATTCGAGTAATTCTGTAAGTACAATATGTTTACATCTGTTGTCATTTTTTACGTCTATTTCAATTATTGGAACTTTTAATTTTTTTAACTTTTCAATATCTATTTCAGTTTTTGCATTGCTCCAGCATATTTCAATACAACAAACTAAATTGTTTTTACTATCGTAACATGATAAATCTGGTCGCTTTTTAATATCATGGTAAAATTCAGCAACTACATTATCAAATTCAATCCATTGGTTAAAAATTGTATCAAAATATTTTTGCTCATCAACTATTTTCATTTTTGCGTTATAATGCTCTGGGCTTTCTCCATAAATTCCGCTTTGCTTTACTCCAATAAAAGCGAAATCGTTATTAGATTCAATCTTTTTTGCAAAGTATTCTCTTTCTTCTCCTTGCTTATAAATATAATCTAGTGGCTCGTTTGGGTATAATCTATATTCATTTAGTCTAATTGCTTTAGAATTATGAACTAAATTATTATCAATGTCAAATAAATATTCATACTTTGTCATTATTCTAATTCTTTAATATATTTATAAATCATTTGCAAAGAAACTCCCAGCTGTTCCGAAACTTCTTTTTTATTTAAATCTTTATTTGATTTATACAAGGCAGAAAATTTATCTTTATTAGTTTTACCATCGTTTGTCTTCAATACTTTTCTAATTTCTGAAACTTCAATGCTATCAACTTTTACTTTTTTAGCCATCGCAATAAAATATTTAGATAGCTTTTCTGCTTTTAAAATTGAATCTTTTGAAATCTCATCTAAATTATAATTTGTTTGTCCTATTGCTCCAAAAGTGTGAATTAATAAAGCAAATCTTGGAATATAAGATTTTTGCTTTGGCAACATTGATTTCATGTATTCATTTTCTGATTCACTGTTTTGAATTTCTGTAATATCGTTAAATATTCTCATCCATTCTTTTTTAGATTCAGAATTGAATTTAACGATTTTAGGTGTAATTGCTCCCTCTTGGTCTCTTTGTATTATTTTATTTCTAATCGTATCATAAAAAGCAATAATTGTATCGCTATACCATTGAATAGTATTGTAGTCCATTTCGTTATCGTTGTAGCTTTCAATATTTAAATCTGGAAACGATAACAACATTCTATCCATAAAACCGTTATCTTTATTGTCATCAGTATAAAATGAATTAAAGATGCTCGGTTGTATTCCACCCAATACAGGAATTAAAGGTTTTGCAACAAATGATCCAGCACGAGTTAGCCTATTTAAATTCACAGATTTTCCGCTCCATGTCGATAACCAAAATTCTAAATCAGAACCTGGTTTATATTTATTCATATCTTTAAACCATCCAGCTAACTCATCCTTAAAAACTCCTACTGCATTATCACTCTGCTGGTGCAAATCAACTAACGCTTCAATAGTAATATCATTTGCGATAAATTGCTTTTTAATTGGTTTGCTTACCTCCATACATTCCTCTTGGTCTTTTTTTGACAAACTAGAATAATACTCATACTTTTCGTATTCTTTTATGTAGTGTGAAATTTCTTTATTGTTTATCTTTTCTAAAGGAAAAATTATATTTGATATTGATGGCGTTTTACCAATACCAGCTTTACCAACTATTGCAACCCATATTGTTGCATTTTCAGTCCAACCTCTCTTAACTTCAATTTGCATTGAATTACCAATACTTAAAGAAGTAAGCCAAAGCAAAGAGCAACTCATGTAATCAACTGAACTGTCTAAAGTCTGGTTACATTCTAAAATATAAGATTGAATTGATTTAGGGAATATGTCAATAGGAAATTCTAAATCTGTTTTGTTAATTACAATCTTTTCTTTTGGCTCTAATTCTTGCTTTACTTTTCTACTTCCATAACCATCAATGTAAATTTGCTTAGCCGAAGCACTATAATCTCCATTAAATTTCTGCCAAGTGTAAGCCGTATAAGGTGATATTGGTTTTTCGTGAGGGTAAATTGTTGCAGTAGAAAAAAGAAACATTATGTTATCATTCTTGTAAATGTAACCGCTATGTGGGGAAGTTCCTCCGTGCCTTTTTATTATGTACTTATCCTTATGGTTTCCTACTATTGTAAAATCAGAACTAACAATATCATAAATATTATTTTTATCATTAAAGTCATCCCAAGGTAATATTTCGCCCTCTACATATTCGCTTTTTATTTTCTTTGTTTCAGCTACTTCTTTAACTACATCTTTATAATCGTACATTCGAGAAAAGCTAATTATAATTTCTCTGTCGTCATCGCTTATAAAATCAATATCATGATAGCTTTTTTTGTAAACTTTGTTATCAGGATATGTAAAAATATAACCGCCTATTCCTCGTGTTTCAATTACTGCTTCTTTATGTCCTTTTAACTTTGCTAATTTAAGATTTCCCTCTACTCTTTTAGATTTATAAAGCAAATGATAACCAGCGTTTCTTGTTTTATAAATAATTACTTTATCCTCAAAATCTAAAATATTATCTTTTAAATAATTTATAAATTCATCCCAAAAAGCAATCTGCTCTTTTGCCGTTGAAAAAACTTTTAAATCTACATCAATACATTCTAAATATTCAAATCCAGTAACAATACCAAAGTTGTCTGTTGCTGGTATTTCTGAACCATCTTTTCTAATAATTCCACCTTTGTAATTAAAGTTTTTATAAAAGTCATTCCAGCTTCGCTTTTCAGTCTGTGATTTCTTCCAGCTAAAGTTTGGAACTTTATTTTCCGATACTGTTATCAAAGAAAAATTTTCATAGAACTTTTTTAATTTTACTTCTTCCATAAATGGTTTAAATATAAAAATCCTTTAGGTTTCGTTGTGGTGGCAACTACTCCCTAAAGGATAATTTAATAATTCTTTAGATGTAATGAACCCACCAGAACATTACAAGGGCAAATATAAACCTTTTTTCAATATAAAAAACATTTTAAACCAAATATTTTTTTTTAAACTTTTTTAAACTTTTTTTAAACCTAGTTTTTCAATGATAGCAAAGGTTAACAGCGTTTTTAAACCAAGTTTAAAACTTTTTAGGTAAAAAATATTTTTTTTAAAAAATAAAAATATAAATACTA